GTGGCAGTTTCCCCAGTCGCCAGACAAGCCGGTCGACATGGCGTCGTAACCGACCATCTTCTGCACGTTCATCTTGTTGACGTACTCCGAAGGGCCGGTCTCAGAGAAGATGGTATTCTCGATGGAGTCTCCAGACTTGAAGATGGACACGAAAGGCACCTCGGCGTTCAACAGCGCGGAGTCTGTGTCGTCGTTCGACTGGTTGATGTCGAACTTGCTGATCGTGACGTAGTAGGTGCCTGGGGAGGTGATATTGTAGTATCCATTGGCCTCCATCCAGATGGTCGAATTGTTCGTTCCTTGGGTGACGGAGATTCCGCTGCCAAGGACGGCGGTCTTGAAAATCCATGCTTGGCGTTGGTCGGAATGGCCACCGAGCCTGACCCGTGGCATATTGCTCTGGGTGAAGTTGGTCGTCCCCTTGGCGAGCTTGAGTTTCTGGACGAACACGCCAGGCGTGACCTCGATGCTGGCGACCTCCAACTGGAACTGCTGGTAGAGCGTAGCCGCCGCGCCGCTACCGTCCTGCTGGTAGACTTGTTGGGGTGTTCCCATCGCCGTACCGCCAGTACCTGAAAGGAACTGGATATCGTTGGACATCATCGGTCGGGACTTGTCCACCGAGCCGGCGAGCTTGTTCAGCGCGGAGGCGGAGATGGGCTGTCCTGCGGCGAAAGAGCCGTCAAGCGAACCGCTGTTGAATCCAGAGATGGAACGCATCAGAAGCCGGTGATCTGCGGGTAGATGTCAGGGTCCCAGCCGGAGATGCCGGAAAGCATAAGGTCAGCCGTTACCTTCCAGATGCCGCCGAACTGTTCGACTGAGCAGGAGGTGATAAGGAATCCTCGGTTAATCTTGGAAAGATAAAGTGCCGTGTAGATGAAGGCACCGCCATACTGACCCGTGGCAAGTCCCTTGTAGGAATCTGGCAACTGATAAAGGTTACCGTTGGTATTCCATCCGACGTAGGAAGCAAAACCTACGGCGGTCTGCTCGTTGTTCACATAGAACAAGCAGCGCAGGGTGTTGGACGGCTTGTAGTAGTTCTTGATGCCGGCCTTGATATTGATGTTGCCGGCGTTGTATTCCTCAATAGTCTGATTGGGCAGGAAGCCGACGAACTGTTGGCCCTGTGTAGCACCGCCGCTGGCCACCTTGGGGGTCCATAGTGCGCGGTTCGGGTTTGTGGCTACGTTTGCATCCCATCCAGATGCCGGAGGGAATCCAGCAAGGACGTTGCTCATCGGAGGCAGGCCGGTGGGGCTGTTGACGACAAGGAAGTTGGGGTGGTGTTCAATTGGCTCGGAAGCCGTAGCACCAGACATCACGACTTGAGTGATCGTCTTCGTGCCGCTGTTTACGTTGGGATCGATGCCGCAGAAGTCGGCGGTGACGGTCAGGACATTGGCCTTCTCATAGACCATGTTTGCCTTCCAGATTTTCATCTGCTGAAGGTTTGCCGGAGCGGTAGAAACCAGGCTTCCGAGAGTGGTGCCTTTGGCGAACTTCGTAGTGAAGTTGCCCATTTGAGAGACGTCCCACTTGAACTTGATTTGTGCTTGAAGTAGGCCGAATCCGTCCGCCTCAATCTGCCACCCGGGCTGCGGTTTCGGGTCGAGAAGGTTGTTACCGTAAGGGATGACAGTAGTGGAAGACATTATCGTGAAAGTTCGTCAGGGGTTCGGGGGGGTGGTTCGTCTCTAGGACGGGTATGTTCGGCGGTGGCCTCGGTTGCCGTGGCGATCCGTTCAAGTGGGGTGAAGGCCACGGCTCCGAAGATGTCGCCGCCGCCCATCTGCTGCATCTGGGAAGCCGCGCCGGCTTCGGACATACCGAAGGGCGAAAGGACTTTGCCGTTTCCTTTTAGTTGTTTCCTGATTTCTTTTTCGGCTTTTTCACGTTCTTCTGGATCAAAACCCTTAAGCACAAATTTCACGAGTTCTTCATTGGTCATGTGCTTCGGAGCATTCTCCATCCTCCGCTTAACCTTATCTTCTAATGATTCAAATGGGTTCCAAAAACCAAGCGTAAAAATGTTTTTAATATCCGACATGAACCCTTCGACCTGTTCGACAAAGCCGCCAAACCCATCAATCGCAATATTGGTCAAAGAGGTGAAAATGTTATCTAAATCATTCTTAAGACGTCCGAGAGCAGATGTCGCACCCGGATCTGCTTTCTTGTAAATGTTGGCAGCGTCGTCGATGGCCCTAGAACCGGCCTTGATGATGGGAAGAAGGTCTTTGAAAGCATCTCCGAACATCTTCGTGCCGTAGTAAAGCAGCGTGGCTTCGTCCGTGCCGGCGGCATAGGCATCGGCCAGCATCTTCATAGCCTTCTGGTCATTGAAAGTACCGTTGGCCAACTCGTCCATCCCGACTCCCATCTTGGCTAGGATGTTTGTAAGTTCTCCGCCCTTGATGCGAGCCTCGCCCATGCGGCGCGTGAACTCTACCGAAGCACTTACCATCCCTTGGAGACTTACTCCAAAAGCCTTACCGATTGCTTCAATCGTGCGTACCTGATCGATTGAAAGTCCAGTCGTCAACGATGACAATCTGATGGACTGAGCGTAATCGGCAATCTCCTTAACTTTTGCAAGCGCGGCGGAAAGCATTCCACCGAAGGCGTCGAAGAAAGCACCGATGACGCCACCGATAGGGCCAGCAAGAAGACTGCCGATGCCCATGCCAGAACTTAGTTGTCCGGCAGCGGCGTTAAAAGGATTCTTACCCGCCTGGACAGAACCAGCAAGACCGCCGAGTTTCTTACCCGCGCTGGCAAGACCTTTCTCCAGCTCGCTCTGGTCTAATCCAATTGTTACTGATAGGTCGGCCATCGGTGTCAGGGTAGGTTGTTCGCCTTTTTGTAGGCTTCAATACGGGCGTCGAAATTCTCTAAATCTTTTTCTTCCTCGGTGGATAGGATTTCCAGCTTGGCCCCGTTGTAGATCGCGCTCGCTACGGACATCCAGACGGCCTCGCCTTCCGGCATCGTCCATGCCTCCTCCAGGCTGACTCCATTACGGCAAAGGTTAGAAACGCAGGACAGGGGGAAGGGGATTGCTTCATACTTCTTAACGCCCTCCTTCTCCTCCTTTTTCCAGAACTTAGGGTAGGACAGAGATACCTTGATGCAGCCGAGGATCATGCCCACGCAGCGCGAGTAGTACTCCTTGCTGATCGCCATCCGGGCGATGTATAGTTTTTCGATAAAGGACAGAGGACGGGCCATCTCCTCCTTGTCGTAGGTCGACAGAATCCGCGCCGCCATGACGACCTGCACCGGGTTAAATTGGTACTTTTCCGGGTCGAGAAACGGAGACTCAATGGCCTCCAGCGCGATTCGGTGACGCAGGCAGAAAGGGCGAAGCGTCCTGCCGCACACCTTGTTTTGGTGGGGCAGGACGGTCGTAGCCTGTAGGTATCGAGCATCCATCGTGGATGCCGCCCTATTAGGCGATCTGCGAGTACTTAACGCCCTTTACGGTGACCTTGCGGAAGTCCTTGTTCGTACCCTTGTCTTCAAGGGACTTCAGAATCCATTGAATACCGAGGTAGGTGAACTGGGTGCCGATTTCCGGGGTCGTTCCGTCCTTGAGGACACCCTCAAGGGTGATTTCCTGAAAGATATCGTCCAGGCGGTCGGTGATGACACGGCCTTCTTCGTCCATGACTTCGACATCAATCTTGAAGCTCTGGGAGAGAGAGTCGGACTGGAGGGTCGCATAGGTGACCGTGCCATAGAGTCCGTAAAAGTGTGCTACGCCGTAATCGATTGCCATAGTCGTATGGGTTTAGCCAAGTGTCAAGGGGACGGCGGCATGACGCCCCAGACGGTGTATTCCAGCACGTTGCCGTAGCGTCGCTGGCTCATGCCTTCCTCGTCGTTTTCAATCCACAGGTCGTACAACTGGCCGTCCGTGGAGGGGTTCCAGAGGGCTTGCAGGGCCGGAACGTCGCGCATGGCTCCGATGACCTCCACGACCCTAGCGCGGTGGGCTTCCAGCGTCTCGTCGTCGGCGGACGAGTAGATGTAAAGTTTCAGGGTCGCCTTGTAGTTGCCGAGGGTCTGGGAGCCGAGGTCTTCGATGTTGCTGCTGGACTCGGCGTGGGCGATGATGATCGGGATGACCCGGATTTCGTCGGTCACGCCCTTGTGGACGGCGACGCCTGGGAACAGAGGTTCAAGGTAGCCGGCCACCCTGTTCTCGAGGACGGTTCGGAAACTGAAGAAGGGAGGGTTGGACATCAGGGTGTATTGGTAAGGGATAGGTTGAACCCGTTTTGGAGCCGGCTGATTACGTCGGCTAGTTTACCGTGGTTGCGCGGGGCTTGCAAATGCTTCAGCATGGCAACACGCATGGCGAACGCCCGGTGATTCATGGCCATACGCATGAAGTGGTAGCCTTGGCTGTAGTTACGGCCTACGGTTGAGCCGAGTTTGATGATGGGATCAGGGCCAGTAAGCCTCGGCTGAAAGATTGAGGTATCTGAACCCTGCTTGCTAATCCAAGCAGAAGTAGGCATCGGACGTAGTTTTTTGCCGGCGTAATACCAGCCAGACTTGAGTCTACCTACACGATACTGAACGCGCTTGATGTATGATTCTACGACCTTCCAATCGTCGACATAGTACCTGTCTTTTTTAGAGGTTTCGTAGACCTTGTAAGACGGACTTCCGCGCCGCTGTTCGTGAATAGACTTGATTTGAGCCTCTGTCGTTCCAAGGATAAAACGAGCATTGCTGTACCTTTTGTTTCCTTGGATACGCTTGAAATAGTCAAACAGTCCTTGACCAAAGATGCCGCCATTTTCTTGAATCATCCCAAAAACATAGCCTGGGTCTGCAAAGACTGGACGCTTCATCTTCTCCTTAGCCCAGGCCGAAAACACGCCTAGGTTATTATTAGCGGCTACGCCGGCAGCGGGTGCCATGAACAACGGCGCGAAAATCTTACGGACGTCACGGCTGACGGCGTTGTCCCCCTTCTTCTTGGCCTTGCTTCCAAAACCGCCGTCACCGCCTTTCGTGATTGAAGGCTTTGCACCCGAGAACGGTGGGGTGAAATCGCACATATCCTTGGCGAACAGGCCAGCCTGCTGCTTCACTACATCGGCGATGCTCCTACGCATGACCATTGCGTACAGAGCTAGGTGCTTGGCGAACTGGGTATAGTCGACCTTGATGTCCTTGGCGACTGTGACCACATAGGCCATTACTGAACCTTGGTCTGGACTTTGACGATGACCCAGGCGGAGGGGGTGCGGTCGGTCACGGTCATAATGCGGAACTCCTGACCCCCATAGGCCACCACATTTCCGAAGGCGATCAGCCCCGGATTGGCGGCGGCGTCCGTCCGCAGGAACTTCATGTCGAACGAGGTCTGGTTCATAAAGCCCCCCGTTTCCAAGTCCTGCATGATGGCCGGCTGCGACATCAGCGCGTTTAAGGCTACTGGCGTCCCGCCTGGGACGTTTTTAACGGTCACGGCCTTAGGGATCTCGGAAAGGATTTCCGAGGCGTCTACAGCCCATTCGTCCGTGATTCCCGACATGGGTTTAGCCCATTGTCAAAATAAGAAACCCTCCCCCCGTGGCGCGGGGAGAGGGCTTCGCATTGTCGCTTTAGGGGATTTTAAACTCCCCCGAAACTTACGAGGTGAAGGCGATGCGCTGGAGGGCGTTCGGGTTACCGACCGCAGAACCAACGAGCCAGAGGGCAGACATATTGTGCTTACCGGCCTGCCAGTTGTACCAGTAGCGGAGAGCGAAGGAGAACTTGCTGTCCGGGTCCTGAACGACCATCTGTTCGCCACCGCCGGTGGTCGGGGTAGCAGGAACACGGGTCACGATGACGAGACCTTCCTTGCAGGAGGCCACACCGTTGAGACCTTCGGTGAAGGGCGTACCAGAGGTCGGGAAGCCGTTGTACTCAGAGACGCTGAAGCCGTGGAGTTCCTTGCTGATGGAGTTCTTCTGGATCACATCGCTGTTGCCGTAGGAGAAGGTCTGGGCAACGGACGGGTCTTGGACGAGCTGGCCCATAGCGTCGGGGCTGATGAGCAACTTGCGACCGATGTGGGGCAGGTTAGCCTTGGTGAGGTTCTTCGCAGCGTTGGCCACGGCGATGCGGTTGAAGCCGCTGGTCGCGCCGGAGTAGGCTTCGGTGGCGAAGTTGGCGGCCGTCACCTTGGAGAGGACTTCGTCGAACAGGGACTTCTGGACGGCGTTGGCAATCGGGGCGAAGAAGAGGCGACGGAGGCGTTCCAGGCTGAGGGTGGAGGCTTCGTAGTCGGTGAAGGCGACGTCGACATACTTCAGGTCGGCGATGGTCACCGGGACGTCCGTGGAGACAGCGTCCGAGGGGACGAAGCCGTTGGCGGCGTTGAAGGTGGTGGCCGTGAAGGAGCCGGCGTAACGGGTGTGAACCGTGGTGCCGCGCTCGGCGACGTAGTTGCCGAAGTCGGTGACGGCGATCTCGGTCAGGGGAACGAGTTCGGGGACGAGGGTGCGGAGGGACTCTTCAGCGACGAGCTGGAGGGTCAAGCCACCAATGCTGTTAGACATAGTAGGGAGTTAGGTTGGGTTGGAGAGGGGAAAGAATCAGCGAAGGCCGGCGGCGCGGAGGATGGCCGGACGGTTCTTGCTGTAGAAATCGGAAGCAGCCTTGGGGTCGGTCTGCTTGAGGGCCACCCACTCGGCGGAGATATCCTCGTCGCTCTTGGAGGTAGCGGCGACTTCGGCGGGGGTGACTTCAAGGGGAGTGACGCCGACGGAGGCGGCGATGGCAGCGGCCTTCTTGCCGGCGGTTTCCTGCGAGGCGTGAATTTCCTTCGCCTGGGCTTCGGCCTTGGCACGAAGTTCATCGGCGGCGGCGAGCTTGGAGGAAAGGTCAGCGACCTTGGCGGTGAACTCGGCGAGCGAAGCGTCCTTAGCGGACATCGCAGCGGTCAGTTCATCGACCTTGGCGGACAGGGAGGCAACTTCGCTGGCCTTGGCTTCGACCTCGGCGGTCTTGCCGGTGAAGGCTTCCTTCAGCGAGTTAAGGCGTTCTTCGAGCGTCATCTTGGGTTTAGCCAAGTGTCAAGCCTTGGGCTTGCAGTCGGTGTCGATGGGGGGGCATCCGTCGTCGGGGATTTCCGCCTCATCCTCGTCTTCGTCCGAATCCGTGCCGTCCGGCTTCTTCTTCTTTTTCTTCTTCTTTTTGTCGTCGGAAATCGGGGCGACGCCGTCGTCTTTCTCGCCTTGCTCGGGCGAAACGTCGGCGGCTTCCACCATGTTCATGGCGATCATGGGAAACTTGTGCGGCTCGGTTTTTTCGTGCGCGGCGTACTCCGTGGGGTCGATGGCCATGTACAAGGCGTCGATGCTGTCGACGATGCCGTTGATGAGGTTCTTCTCGGCGGCTTTCTTGCCCGTCCAGCATTGACCCTGCATATCGGCGGGGTCGGCGTAGGTGCGAACCTTGAGGACGTCGGAAATGAACCATGCGTGGGACTCGTCGACGTCGTCTTGGAAGAGTTTACGCTGCTCGGGGGTGAGTGAGGTGCCGGCGAAGCCAGCCCCCTTGGCCCAGCCGGCCTTGATGAGATCGACGCTGACGCCGTCCTGCGCGTAAGCCGCCTTCATGTCGTAGAACGGGATGTAGACACCGATGCTGCCCACGGTGGCCGAACGGCTGGCGTAGACTTCGTCGCATTGGCTCATAATCCACATGGCTGCGGAGCAGGACTGCTTGGACGTGTAACCGATGGTGTGCTTGACGCACTTGCGGATACGGGCGGCGAGTTCGGGAACGCCGGTGACGGTGCCGCCAGGCGAGTCGAAGTCCATGATGATATGCTCGACGCCGGGGTCACGCTCGGCGTCCTCCAGCATCTCCTCGACCTCTTCGACGTCGCAGGCACCCATCATCTTTTCCAGCTCGGTGAGGCCGGAGCCGATCACGCCGCGCACGGGGATATAAGCGACCTTGCCGGTCTTGACCATCGTCGGACGGGGACCGAAGAGCATCTCCATCATGTCCTCGATATCGCCGTTACCCTTCAGGTCGGCGGGAGAGATTTCGGCCACCTTGTCGAGGTAAGCCTTGGCCTTCGCCGGCTCGATGAGAATCGGGGCGAAGGTCTTGAATGCGTTGGAAAGGGAGTACATGAATTATTTGTTGAAGGTTTCTTCGTCGTCCGGGTCGACGTCGTCTTCGACGATCTTCGCACCGTCGTCCATCTTCACGTCGTCGTCGGCGACGGCGGCGTTGATATCCGAAGGGGCGACGTTCTGCGGCTTGTAGAGCATCGAAAGCGGCACGTCGAACTCCTTGGAGAGGTCCATGAGGTAACGCTTCTCGGCTGCGTTCTCGCGCATCTTCTCCTTGGGGTCGAGACCCTCTTCAAGGTAGTTGTCCGTAAGGCTCTTGAGGCCGGACTCGATGTCCATGCGGTTCTGCTGCGCGTCACGACCGGCGTCGACGGTGACACGGCGGGGCGTCGTCCAAGTGACGTTCGTCCAATACTCGGTCGAGCGGAGGAAGCCGTCCTTGATGGCACAGCCGATGACGTAGCCCCATACGGGGGTGAGGAAACGCTGGATCATCACCTGCTGACGATGCGAGAATTTGCGGTCGGCCTTGGCCACCACGAAACGCATGACCGCGCCACCGGCCTTTGTCGGGTTCGCGCTGAATTCGTAGGGGAGCATCCCTGCGAGAGAATCACGCTCAAGGTGTTCGATGAATCCGTCGAAGGTCTTGTTCGGGCGGTTCGACTCAAAGGACTCCAGGCGTTCGCCGGGGGCGAGGGCCAGCACCTTGCCGCCGAGGAATGTCGAAGCCTCGCTCGGGTCGGTCATGCCGTCGCCGTAGTCCTGCGGCTTCATGCCGAAGGCTTCAAAGTCGGACTGGGTGCCGTCGAAGTTCGGATTCTCACGGGTGATCGTGCGGGTGATGTCCGACGCCGTCTTCACGGCGAGTTTTTCGAGGGACAGGATTTCCAGCATATCGACCAGATTGTTGATCGAGTGCTGGAGGGGGCTGTAGGCTCGCGCACCCGAGGCCAGCTCGGGTTCGTAGAGGTGCATCACGGCGTTGGCCGGCACCAGGCGGCTGGAGCCGTCGGAACGGATGACGTTGTAGAAGATGGGCTGACCGTAGGGGCCAAACTGAATGCCGTCCACCATGCCCGGAGGCACTTCGTTATTCGATGAGTTACCGACACGGTGGCTCTCGATGACCTGAAGACGGGGTTCTCCGCCGGGGCCACGGGTCTTGATGATGAAGCACTCGCCGTCACGATCCATCAGGCGGCAGCAGATGTGCTGGAGTTCAAAGAACGAGAACCGTCCCGTGATATCACAGGCTCGGGAAGCCCATTGCTTGAAGTAAATTTCTGCGGCGTCGTCCCACATCTCGTCGCCAGACTGGGACTGGGGCTTGATGCCAGCCCCGACCGTGTAGAGGGCCATGTCCGACAGCACCTGACGGATCAGGCCGGCGTTCAACTCCAACCAGCGCATCTTGCGCGTGGTCTCCATGCGGTCGAAGACCGTCATGGTCTTCTTGAAGTCCTGCGGCCAAGACGACCAAATCCAAGAACGCTTGTTGCTGAACTTTGCGGACTCGAAATTGGAGAAGATGCCCGGGCCAGAGCCGCCGCCCGACGCCTGCTTCACGGGTACCGGCGAGGCAGCTCCCTTGGGCGTCTTAGGTTTCTTGGCCTGCGGGATGGCAGGCTTGCTCGGCTTTTTGGGTCGCATCAGAGTCCTCGGAAGTTATTGAGCATATTGATGACCCGGACACGGTCGACGGCACCGTAGGTCTGGGGGTCTTTGACCATCAGCGCGTAGCGGCATTCCACCAAGACGGTGGAGATGTCCATCGGGAACTCCTTCACGACATTCGTGCCGGAGTCGGAGTATTCCATCATGGTCTTACCCTGCTTCAGGAGTTCCTTCGCCTTGGCGACAATCTCAAGGATGTCGCAAATGTCGAAAATAAGGAAGATACCTTGGGGTCGTGCCATTTGCGTTTAGCCCCGTGTAAAAGGGCCGGCTGACCCCACCCCATGAACGATCCACAAGAGCCACCCGTGGTATGTATGTCGAGCCAGCCGGCTTGGGATGTAAGATGCCATTGGGAGTCTTGGCGTCAAGCGGTTTCTTCCTCGACCTGCTTTTCGTCAGGCTTTCGGTCTTCTGGCTTCCCGTTGCGGTTCTTGCCGCGCCCGATGAGCTTGGCCATCAGGGCGGGAACCATGCCGATGACCTCGGCGTCCCAAAGGTGGTTCGCACGTTCGCCGATGGGAAGCCAGATGGCCTGCCCGTTGGCCTGGCGGGTGCGGTGTTCCGATTGCATCTGCTTGCGGTACTCGTCGCCGGCGTCCTCGGGGTAGGTATGATGCCCTGCGCGGCGAAGGCGGGAGATGGAATCCTTGAAGTAAAGGTTGGAGAATAGGTACAGTTTGCAGGACGTCTGGCCGACTTGGATCACCTTGGCTCGGGCGTAAGGGCGGTAGGCCACCTTGATGCCGTAGGGCGTCTGGATACGCCACGGGAACTCATTCTGGCCGGAACCCTTCGTGGCGTTCCAGGCGTACTTCGCGCACATACGGTAGACGGTATCGGTGTTCGGGCCGTCACCCGAGTCGACGAAGACAAAGAAGTCGGAGACCTCCAGGCGTTTCTGGGCTTCCCGAAGTTCCTCCTCGGTGTCGCAGTAGCCCCATTGCACCATGCGTGACTTGCCGTCCAAGGCCCATGCACGGACAATCCAGTAGAAGCCCTTGCGCTGCACGTCGACGGCCATGAAGCGAAGGCGGGCGAACTGCTTGGCCTTCTTGTAATCGTCCTTGAAGGGAGGTTCGGCGAGCTTGCTATCGACCATGAATGCCTCGTCGTCCCATTGGTCGAGCATTTTGTAGCCCTGCGGCATGACTTCGCCGCCGCCGTCATCAGGATCGTCAGACCAACTGAGGGCCAGACGCTTCTGCTTGAATTCACGACGGGCGACGTCGTCACCGTGTTCCTCGAAAGCCTGCTTCGCACGGATGGCCATCTCAGCCAGTTTGCCCCAGTCCAAGCCCCATTGAGCGCAGAGGGAATTCCAATGGAATCCGACGACGCCCTTGGGAGCGTTCTGGTTCATCGGGATGTACTCGCCGGTCAGGTTCAGCTCGGCGCGGACTTCAAACGAGTCACGGTAGCGGTGCTTGCACGACTTGCACTCGTAGGTGCAGCCGGCCTTGACCTTGTCCAAGTTCCAGCCGTTCGGCTCCCGTGCGTCCTCGGGGTAGATCAACTGCTCCCACTCCCACGCCTGGCGGGTTCCGCATTGCGTACACTTGAACGTCCACTCCCGTCGGTCGGACTGGTTCCACAGGTCGGTGATATCGTCGCCCTCGACGCCGCCCTGCGAGACGAGCAGAGACTTGCCCTGCCAGATGAAGGCCGTGCGACGCGCCAAGGCTTCGTTCAAGTGACCCTTAGGCCAGAGCCAGACTTCGTCGCCGCCGAGAAATCGGATGGAACGACGCTGGAGGTTCTTCTTGTTATTCGCACCCAGCACCCAGACGGTGTTGCGCTCGAAACGGGTCTTCTTCCATTGGTTGCGTTCAGAGTCCTCCATCTTGGCCAGAGTCGCCGGAGTGGCTTCCCACATCGGACGTAGGCGGTCTTTCTGCCAGTCTTGGGCGTTGTCGTCGACATCCTGCAAGAGCAGGGTCGGGCCAGGCGAACGGGCAGGGATGAAGGTCGACCACAGTTCCAGCAGGGATGACTTGCCCATCTGGACGGCACCCAAGACGACGACGGTGGTGATCTCGGGGTCGCTCAAGGCACGGAGAATCGGAGCGAGGAACGGCGTGGACTCCACTCGGAACGGTCCGGGCTGCGGCGAGCCGGGGACTTCGCGCACGTTGGCTTCCAGCCATGCGACGATATCACCTTCGGGATCGGGCGTCATCATCGCACGGATGTGAGCCTCGAAAGTATCGACTGTATGCGGGTCGATGATCACTTGAATTCAGGCAAATCCTTCTTGTTCCAAGATTCGTTCCTGAATCGCTCGTAGACATCGAACCATTTGTCCAAAGCCTTGTCGATGTCGTCGGGAGGACACTCGCACATCATCCTAGCCATCTGCCTGTCCTCAAGCACGGCCTTGGCCAGATTGATGGACGCTTGAATCAAATCTTCTCTGGTCATAGGCCACACATCCCTTCGCATTCGGATTGAAAGTCGAAGTTCTGCTGACCCTTGTCTTCTTCGGAATCAAAATCCATCTCACGGAGAGGCTTTCGGTTTACGTTCAGGTATACGCTCATACGCATACCTCCCCTGTTCTCGTTCCAGAGGCTTCGGAGCTTCTCATCGAACTCAATGGCCTTCTGGAAGTGTTCAGGGTCTTCGTTCCTCATGCGACGCCATTCTTCCTTGGAGTGGAACGGGCAATAGTAGCAAGCGGAACGAGGAGGAATCGGATATCCGTTATTCTTCATCCATTCAAGGCAATGACCTCTGGTCATACGCTTCTCGACGAGAGGCCAGCGGTGCTGCGTCCACTTCTTGTTCGGTAGTTTCATCCGCTGCATCTCGTCGTAGGAGATGCCGATCCATTGCGTCACCACCGGCGTTATGTCGTTCTTGGTTACCTTGCAGCGTCTCTTAATTTCTGCCACGATGGGCATCACCTTGTAGTCTGCGGTACAGGCACGACCAAGCATTCCCGAAAACTCACCCTTGTCGGAAACCCCGAAGGCAGGGATGATTCTCTTGAGGTAGGTGACCTTGCCGTAAATCTTGCTGTCCTTCGTCCTGACGCGCAGGGAGTCTTCGGTAAGGTTACCCCTTGTTACACGGATGACAGGAAACGGCAATTGAGTCTCAAGCCAGTCGAGCCACTTGTAGACGCTGGTCGGTTCGGCCTGGGTGTCGGCGAACACGGCAAAGTCAGGCATCGGTCCGACCTCACCCTTTGCAGCCATCAAGGCCAACGCCGACGACTGGACGCCGGCACCAAGGTTAAGGACGGTATACTTCGTGGGAGGCGGAGGTTCAAAGAAGCTCATGTCGATTCGACCTCATCTACGGACTCATCTTCCCCAGAGTCAACCTCGATTGGTTCCTCGGTGTCGGCTTCCTTGACCACGGCCTGCTCGGCATAGCCGGCGGCGGCGGACAGACGCTCAAGCATCTTCTTCACCTCGTCGTCGATGGCCTTCATGGCACGTCCCGGGTTGTCGGGGTTTACCCTCGACGCCAGTTTCGTGCCGAGCTGCGTGACCTCTTCACGGACCTGCGCGAACACTCGCCCGAACCTTTCGATGGCGGTCTGGGTGCGGATGTACTCCCGGCTGGCGATCTGCCTCGCCTGGAGTTCCTTTTCCAGCGTCACCAAGGTCTTCACCAACTTATCGTAGGTCGCATAGGACTTGCTGGCGTCGGGCGAGTTGCTGCCGAGGTCGTCAAGGTACTGCTGATACGCCAGAGCCTTCAGTTCGCGCTGACGCTCGACGGTCTCGGTGAAGTCCTTGTCGGGACGGACGGATGAACCCATGCGTCCGGCACCTCGGGCCATGTACCACGACTCTGCGGCCTCGATGGAGTCGAGGGGCATCCCTTGCTGGATGAATTTGTTGATTGCCTGCTTGGTGACGCCGAAGCGTCCGGCAAGGTCGATGGGACGTACCTTGTCGCTCATCGAAGTTTCTTCCTCCGCGCCACGGAAAGTTTCTTACACGCTGATTCGGACTTCATGTACATCGACGGCGGAAGGGATAGGTTACGCTGGATGGTCTTCACCCGAGCGGAGATGGCGGCACGGGTCAGGCGGTGCTGGTTGGCCAGAGCCGTCATGGTCGGCTGGTCGGGCATCCCGAGGGCGAGCTTGATGCACGTCCCGTGCAGCCGGACTTCGGCGTGGGTCGACATATCAATCACGGCGATCACCTTGCGGAGGATGTCCAGCACCATGTCCTGCGTGAAGAGTCTTTCGCTCATCTCCGTGTACGTCCTTTCGCGCATCTGCCATTGCACCGCTTGCAACTGGTTGATGTCGTAGCCTTCGCTCTTCGACTCGTCTTCGTGGTCGGACACGGGTTCGCCTCCGAAGTAACGATGAGCGTGGGGAACCCCGGCATCGTCAGGGTTTCTGTGGTTAAATCCAGTCGCTTCCAATGCCGCCCTATCCACTTTGGAGAGCCGCTTCCAGAACCTTTGATATTCGTCATAGATTGGCATCGGGATCGCTGGGAGGACAGAGCAAGTCCTCAATCTGACTGGCCACCGATAACATGACCGCCGCCTCGGAGATCAGAAGTTGCGAGACTTCCTCGTCACCGCTCTGCTCATGGATGTGCGCGGCCCGGATGATGTTCATGCCACCGATGCGTCGCAGGTGCTTGGCGTCGGCTACGAGAGTTTCGCAGGCCGCTCGGAAGTTGTCTCCGCTGATGTCGTTGTTTCGTACCACGGCGTCATGGTTACGCCCGACATCGGCCAAGTCAATCGGCTACCCGTGTCGTGGAAATATCAAACCGTTGTCATCCCGGGCGAGCATCCCGTGACGCATGGCCTTGCGAATCTTGTTCCAGGCGTCCTTCTTCGTCAGCGGCTCGTCGTAGCACCGTCCCCACTCGGCGGCGAACAGGTCTCGGATTTCGTGGGCGCGGTAACCCCGGTCGGTCGGGATCAGGTTCAGCACCGCCTGGACGAGCTGGGCGGCTTCCTCCGACTTGGCCGTCCTCGCCTCGTTCAGCCGGCTGATATGTTCGCGCATCCGCTCGGGCGACAGACGCCATGCCCTCGCCCACGGCGACTCGGGACGACGGGTGATTGCCTGGCCGGCGCGGCGACGGAAGGGGCGGAAGGGTTGGCTCATTGGCCAGACATTTAGCCTACGCCCTCAAAGGCGTAAAGGCTATAATGGCTTGGCCATTATTTACTTTGTTTAATCTCCCTGTAAAGGGAGATACAAAGTAAATGAATTGTCTATATGTATTGCTACTGTGGTTGCTACTGTGGTTGCCTAGACCAACATAGTAGCAAAACATATGGTTTTCGCTGGTTTACCCCCGGGTTTTTAACGGGGTCGGTGGGGCTTCG